TAGTAAATAATTGCTTACCGTATATTGCGCCAATTCCAGTCCGCTGTCTATAGGGTTGGGGTTGCGTAACAAAAGTTCATAAGGATGGTTTGGAATGTCCCTCAGCTCCTCGCCCACCATGCGTTTGACGTTCATCTTCGATGTGCCGATGTCAGATGCGAGAATATCAACCGCAGTCCCAAGGATGGGTGATAGCCTGTACAAGTCGGCTTGGTTGGCATAGATAGTCGGGTCGGGCATGGTGTTTTGCGCCGCGTCCGCCGTCTCTGCCAGCCAGTCGGGGAGTTTCTTGTCCACCTCACTTTTTACGGCTTCTTGTAACTTCGATATGAATTGCTTCTCGCTTACAAATCCAAAACGGTTGAATATCCTTTCGGTGATTGTCATATTATTTTCCTTATGGTGCAAAATCCACTAATTTTGTAGAATCAAATCCCATCATATCCTGCTCATGTGCATATCTGCCCGCCGATATTAAATGGTCATTGATACCGCTCGGCTTTAGCAGTGCATTGCCCCCCGCATCTTCCAGCCAGTGCGCCGTTGATATTTCCATCTTCGTATTCACACAGTTTTTATCTATGATAATTTCCTGTTGTTGCAGCCACTGATAACCAAATAAAACGCTGTCCTTGCCCTTCAATGCGCCCGTCGCATTTACGCCGTATTGCTTTAGTTCCGCAATACTCTTTGGCTCGGCGCTGTCACAGGTCACATATCCGCCGCCGATAATAGCCTTAACTTCCACTGCCAGCAAGTCATTGGTCAAGCCGCGCTGGTATAACTCTTTGTAAACATATATCCGCTTATGCGGCTTGTCGTAGTGCGCCACCCACAAAGCAGATGGGTCAACGCTGAAACCAAAGTCAAGTCCATTGCGATGGTTGGTGAACTGCGCGTGCATCTCTGACAAGTCCTCCACCTTCCAATTCGTGAAGATGATATGTCCGAGAATGCCCCAATTGCCAAGAGTGTAAACATTATACCTGTATTTGTCCTTTTCGTTCTCCAAGTCGCGCAAATCCTGGGTGGTGAGAAAGCGGTTGTCTTTATAGATTGTTTTTAGTATTGATAATTCATCGTCTTTGTATTCCTTCTGTCCATCGCTCCACGCCACGCCCTCAAAATGCTCAGCGTAAATCCAGTGGCTTTGAAGTATCGGATTGAACGACAATATCATGCGCTTCTTTATGCTTTCATCGCCGCCGCGCTGACGCTTGTATAAATCCTTCACATCGCCGCGCTCTGTCTCTGTTGCTTCCTCGATCCAAATATCGGTGATTACGCCATTTGCAGGTATCATACTTTTTATCTTCTCAACGTCATCCAAGCCAGCAAATAAAATCTGGTAGCCGTTCTTACAGGTAATCACCGCATCGCTCTTATTGAGCGTGAAGTAATCCAATAAGCCAGCCTCGCGGATCACGCGCTCGATCTGTTGATATACACTGCCGCGTATCGTTCTTGCTGTCTGCCGACATACAAGATAATTCCTCTGCCCAGCCAGGATGTCAAGCACGCAGCGTTGCGACAAAAACCACGACTTGCCGCTGGACGAGCCGCCATAGAATATCTGCGTGCGGGCATAATCCTCGAGATAAGGCTCGTAAATGTCATTAATTACTAGCTTTTGCTTCATCGCTTGCTTTCACAATCTCAATCGTCAACTTCTCGCCGCCGCTTGTGAGGTCAACCTCGTCCTTGACCTTGCCTGCGATCCTGTCCAGTATCTTGTCTTGGGTAGCTCGATTACGTATCATGGAGCGGATCATCAGCCGCAAGGCGTCCTCTGCCTCGTGCGTGGTCGGATTGTTTATCTCGCGGCTCAGTTCTTCCCAGATGACATGCTCGATCAAGTCCTCCGCCGCCTTCTTGTCCTTCGGCTTCTTGGGGCGTCCCTTTAGCCAGCGGCGCGGATCGTAGCCAGGCTTGAATGGGACACCCTTTGGCAGATTTTTAGCAGTTTTTACTGCATCTTCGGTCATAGTTTCTTTATCTCGATATTCGGGAAGGCGTCTGAAAACCTCTGCAAAATAACCGCGCCGTACTTATCGCTTATTTCCATCGCGTAACATCTGCGGCCTAAGTTCTCGGCGGCTATGATGGTTGTGCCACTGCCTGCAAAGGGTTCGGCTATTATGTCGTTTTCATTTGTCGTTGCTTCGATGTATTGTTGTGGCAAAGTAACAGGCATTACAGCTGGGTGATATTTGGTAACATCTCGTGCCTGTTCGTTTATCAGGGTTGAAACCGTCCCCAGTTGACGATGTGAACGAATAACCATATCTTTGCCCTTCTTTACGCTTCCATCGCTTTGCCTATTTGATGAATGGTCGTTGTATTCGCCGCCGCTTTTATTTGGGATGGTTAGATTTAACTCTTTTCTAGTCCTGCCAAAAACAAATATAAACTCGTGCTGAATTGCAAACATGGCGGTAATCTGTGCCATCGAAAAGCCTGCGCCCTCCCTATTCCAAACATTCCACGATAAAAACTTATAGCCGTTATCTCTTGCGGCCTTTATGTATTCATTCCAATACTCAAACACTTCATTGTCTTTTCTTTGTATTCCTAAATTGATAACTTGATAATTGCAGAAATCAGAAAAAGCAGAGATAAACTCTACCAATTTTTCTATACTCATATCTCCACCTTCATAATCTCGCATGTCTGAATATGGCGGACTTGTAAAAAGAAGTTCCGCCCTCTCCCCGCCCATCAGCCTTTCCACATTCTCCCGCTTCGTGCTATCGCCGCACAACAGACGATGATTTCCTATCTGCCACAAGTTGCCTGTCTTGACCTGCCACTTCTCCAAGAGTTCAGCCGCCCTGTCCACCTGCGGCTCTGCGTCAACTATCTCAGGCACTTCCCCTGTCCCTTCCTGCCATTCCTTTTCGCTGAATAGCGCCTTGATACCTGCGTCCTCTGCTCCCCACTCCTGCAACAAGCCCCAATCAGGATCGAAGTCAACTTTAGCAATTTGATTCGCCGCGACTGACAGGCGCTTGGCGCGTGCATGGCTGGCGTTGGGGATGTCGTCACGGATAACGATAATCGGACGTGTGCCGTCGCTGTGAACAATGATTGGCTCTACGTTGCCAAACTTCTCTGCGCTCACTTCCAGCCGAGCCGAGCCGCTGATAACCTCGCCATCTGCCGCGGCGGTCTGTGCATCTATAAATCCATCCTCTTGTATTGACTTCTCTAAAAGTCGAAGTCCGTAAGCAGTATGTTTATTGGCGTTCTTTTGTTGTGGAATAAACTTTACTCTAGCCACTCTCTGCCTCCGATATGCGTGCCTGTGCTATCCTGAAATATTCAGCATCCTTTTCAATGCCTATGAAGTCGAAGCCAAGTCCCTTAGCCGCTACGCCTGTACTGCCCGAGCCCATGAAACAGTCCAGCACCGTACCACTTGGCGGAGTTACAAGCGTTATCAGATAGCGCATGAGGGCTTGTGCTTTTACGCAAGGATGTGAATTTCGCTTAGGCGTAGCTGTCTCTGGGTCGTGTTCTTTTCCACCAATTCCATTACCCATCGTTGGCGAAAACTTAGCCTCCAGCCCCTCGCATCCCGCGTCACGTTCACGCTTGCTGGGCTTAGCTGCGTAAAAGAAGCGGGCGGCAGAGCCAGAATCGCCAACAGTAGGATTAACAACCTTGCCGTTTTGTGATGGTCTTGGAGACTTAAAGCCACTCCCGTTGTAAACGCCGTTTCTGCTTCCGCTTTTCGTCTCAGGAAACATCTCCAGCACTTCATCGCTTCCGTCGTGGATGATGTTGGCAGGCCAGCGACCTTGTGGATGCGTTGGCTTTACATCTGCACCTGACTTTAATCCCCATCCTTCTGCGCTTCCCTTAGAAGTCCACTCGGCTATATTTCTGTCCTTGTCGTTAGCAAATTCAACCCTACTCGCATCTATGTTCAGCGCACCCGTTCCCCAGCGCAGGACGTTCTGCGCTACTGTCTTTTCAGAGCATGGTTTACGCAACAGCCACCAATCCTCCATTGAGGGCTTCAATGCAGTTCCCCATCCGTCCCATTGTTGCGCTTCGGGGGTAGAAGTTTCATACTTATACCCGTAATCAGACCTGAACGATTTGTTTATTGGGTTATACTTTTCTTTTCCTCCAGCAGTATTAAATCCCTGTGACTGAACTCCTAACTTTCCTTCCATCTTATCAATCGCCTTGCTGATGTTATGCGACTTGGGAAAGCCTGAGCCAAACACATGGCTCACTCTGTCCCTTACCTCGAACCCCGCATCTTCCCACGCAGTCGCAGTCCAATGGCTTGTTCTTGGCAACGCCCACACAAGTGCATGTCCGCCTGGCTTCAGCAAGCGCAGGCACTCAGCGGCTACTGTTATCATCCACGCTATCCACGCATCACGCCCGCCTTTGTCCTTGTCCCAGTCTTTACCCATGAAGGCAATACCAGCGGGCGGGTCGGTAACTATGCTGTCTATTGAGTTGACATCCATCAAACGCATTTCATCCAAGCAATCACCTTGTATCAACACTCTCTGCCTCTACTTCCGCGTCAAAGTCGCCCATCGCTTCCGCCCGCGTGCGCCCAAAGCCACTGATAATCAACTTCTCGCCATCGCGCTCGAACGTTTGCGAGACCATCCAGTCCACTGGAAACTCGCTTATCTGTATGATGTGTATAAGTGACTTAGGCTTTAACTTCATTCCGCCTGTTCCCAGAAGTCGCAGTGCATCTCGCCTTTTGTCATAATAGGGTCAAGCGGGTTGTACTTCGACCACACTAACTCGCAGAAGTCGGGACTGCGACACTCCCCTGCCAAGCCGTCAGCCTCAGCCCGCCAAAAGCGGCAATTTCCGCAGGTAGGTATTTTGTTGTCAAGCGCGTAATACATTACTGGAGTA